CAAAATGGCGCCAGTTCGCTAAGGCAACCACGTATAAGCTGAGTGTTATAAAACCGCTGGGGTCAAACTCAAAAGCCCAAGATGGATTCGACCCGAGCTGGGGAGTAGTTGACGAGTACCACGCTCATAAAACAGATGGTATGCTTAACATTTTGGAAAGCGGAATGGGAGCAAGACAGCAGCCAATGATTAATATTATTACAACCGCTGGGTTTGACCAATACGCACCGTGTTATAATTTGCGGAAAGTTTGCGTTGATATCCTAAATGGTAGGCTAAATGATGACCGTTTTTTTGCAATGATTTTTAGCCTTGATGAAGGAGATGACTGGAAGGATGAAAGCAAATGGATAAAAGCAAACCCTAACTTAGATGTGAGTATAAGTAGCGAATTTATAAGGGGTCGAATTATACAAGCTCAAAATGAGGGTGGCTCAAAGGAGGTTGATGTTAAGACTAAAAATTTAAACATTTGGACAGACAGCTCAGATGCATGGATTCCAAATGACATAATGATTTCCAATTATAGGAAAGTTGATAGGGAAAAATTAAAAGGCAAAGAATGTTTTGCAGGTTTGGATTTGGCAAAGGGTGTAGACTTGAATGCGTTTGTTTTATACTTTCCAGAAAGCGGAGATGTACTTCCTTTTTTTTGGCTACCAGAAGACAAGCTAAAAAACAACCGTGATAGAGTTGATTATTCATTGTGGAGGCAACGCGGATTTTTAGAAACAACGCCTGGCAATATAATAGACCAGCGAGTTATAAAAAGTAGGATTATAGAATTGAGTAAAGAATTTAATATTCGCTCAATAGCTTATGATAGATATATTGCTTATACTGGATTTATTCAAGACCTAACAGCGGAGGGATATGTAAATAGTTTTCCAATCGGGCAGGGTTTTTTATCATTGAGCGAGCCAACAAAACATCTTGAGAAATTGATATATTCATCAAAATTAAATATTGAAAATGATGTACTAAAATGGATGTTTGGGAATACCATAATGGTAAGGGATGATGCAGGGAATATTAAGCCATCAAAGGGGAAAAGTGAGAAAAAGATAGATGGAGTAGTGGCTTTGATTATGGCAATAGCCGAGGGGATGAGATTTAATATTGACAATGCAGTAAGCTCGATTTTTGATAACGAAATAGATTGGAGTAAAATATGAGAGTAGTAATTTTAATAGCACTATGGAAAAGACCCGAGATTGTAAAATTTACGGTACGCGAATTAAAAAAAACCATTGCAGCAAGTAGCATGGAGTTAATTCCTTTATTTATTTTGAGCCCTGAAGACCCAAATTATAAAGAATTGCTTAAAATAATTGGCGATTTCAAATATTTAGAGTACAAAAATTACCCATTAGGGGCAAAAATGAACGATGGGATAAGGTCTTCACTGCTATTAGATTATGATTATCTAATGAATTTTGGCTCAGATGACGTTATAGAACCAAGATATTTTGATGAAATTATGACATTATGCCAATCAAAAGAGCCAATTATCGGTTTAAATAGCTGTAAAATAGTTGATTATAGAAGCAAAAAAAGGTATTATTTGGTGAATGTTTGCAAAGAATATCCAATAGGTGCAGGGAGAATGATACATAGAAGCATAATTGAGAGGGTAATAGTTGACGAGCGGACTGATTTATATAGCCCCGAAATTAACAGCGGGCTAGATGGTAATAGCATAAAAAGAATTATGGCAATAACAGGGGAAGCTCCTTACATAATTGAAACTTCAAATAGTCCAGTAACCGATTATAAATCTAATACTAATATAAACCCAATTGAAATAATATGGCCACATTTGACGACGATAGGTATTTAATCAATTTTGATAAATTCCACGAACTATACTTTAGTTTCGTAAAATTAGGGTGCTCACAAAAAAAAGCCTATGAAAAAGCAGAGAGCCGATATATTGAGTTTTTTGGACAGCGCAAATATTCAGATTATAGGAGTTTTTATAATACTTTGCGTTGTAAATTAAAAGTTCAATAATGTTGAATTGACAAGCAGTATTAATTATATTAATATTGCCCGATATGAAAATATTAGGATTTGAAATAAATCGAACTCCTCAGGAAAAAATGACAAGTCGTTCAATCAATGATGATTTAGATGATATGTCGAACTCGCAATCTTATGCAGGAATGCGCTCAACTCCATCAACTGCTCAAAAAGTAGTTGCAGTAGCGGCTTGTATAAAAGTAATTAGCGAAACAATAAGCCAAATTTCAATTGATATTTATAAATCAACTGACAATGGAAGGGAATTTTTTCCAAAACACCCAGCCTATCCGCTTTTAAAAAATTCACCAAATGAATTAATGAGTAGTGCCATATTTCATCAGGTTATGATGAGTAATTCGCTAATTTACGGCAATGCTTATGCTTTAATCGTAAAAGATGCTCGCCAAAATCCAACTGAATTAATATTACTTAACCCATCTCAAGTTGAGGTTAAATATGATGAGGTCTCAAGGAAGTTATTTTATAGGGTTCAAAATTATAAGCAAGATTTTCAGCCTTATGAAATAATTCACGTAAAAGGAGCATCAAAAGATGGTATTATAGGTCTTAGCCCTTTATCAGAATTTGCTGACGCAATAGGGTTAGGAATAGCCCAGCAGGTTTATGCTTCTAAGTTTTTCGCCAATGGTGCAAATATGAATGCGGTTGTGACAAGCCCAAAGCCTTTGACTATTGACCAAGTTCGCAACGTGCGCAATATGTTTAGGCAATCATACGGAGGAGTAAAAAATTCAAATAGCGTTGGAGTTTTGCCCGATGGAATGGATATTAGGACTATAAGTTCAAACCCTGTAACGAGTCAATTGCTCGAATCAAGGATTTTTACCATAACTGAAATATCGAGAATTTTTAGAGTGCCTTTGCACATGATTAATGAATTGACACATGCCACATTTAGCAATATTGAGCATCAGGATTTAGAATTTGTAAAATATACATTGATGCCTTGGGTGCGAAAATTTGAGCAAGAATATAATTCAAAACTTTTCAAGGAGTCGGAAAAAAATAATTTATTTGCGAGATTTAATATTGAATCGTTAATGCGCGGTGACACAATTAATAGAACTCAAATGTATACGCAAGCAATTCAAAATGGTTGGTTAAGCCGCAATGAGGTTCGCCAACTTGAGGGATTCAACAAATACGAAGGAGGCGATGAATATTTATATCCAATGAATATGCAAATTGAGGGTAAGGAGCCCGAAAATAAAATATGAAAATAAACGAAATAATTGATAGGGTAAATGCGCAAGGGTTAAGCCATAGAGCAAGACCCGAACTTAAACTTATCGATGTTGAAAAAAAAATGATACCTTTTATAATGGTATCGAGCGAAAATGCAGGCGAGCGGTATGATTGGTATGAAGATGAAGTTTTTATTGAAAAATTACTTGTTGAGGGTGCAAAATTTGATGAACTTAATACTTTCTTTAAAGACCATGAGCACAGCGTTGATACTGCTATCGGTAGAGTAGAGAATATCCGCATAGATGGAGGAAATTTAAAATGCGATGTTTATTTCGGTAGCGATGAAGATAGCATGGTGATTTTCAACAAATATTTGGAAGGTATTTTAACAGATGTATCAATCGGTTATACTATTTCGCAATACACAGAGGAGCGTAAACAAGGAGAGCCAACGGTTATAACCGTAACAGATTATAGTATAAAGGAACTTTCAGCCGTTTGGAAAGGATTCGATTCTAAGGCAAAGATAAGCCGTAAGGCACCTGATGCAAAAGAAAACGAGCCGCAAAAAATTGATTTAACGGCACAAGTAAAAAGAAGATTCAGGATTTTATCAGCGAGCACAGGCTCGACGAAATCATATTATTAATTTTAAACACAGGAAAAATGAAACTTAAAGAACTATTAGAAAAAAGAGCGAGCCTGTTTGAAGAAGTTCAAGCCCTCGCAAAAAGAAATGATTTGAGTGAAGAAGAAGTAGCTGATTTTAATGCGAAAGCTGACGAATTGGAAACTATCGACAAGTCAATTACCACAGAGCAGCGCAAAGCAAAAATTGCTTCGATGACTGCAAAAGCTATTGAAACTGATGCACGTGAATCAGGAACTTCAAAAGAAGACATGGCAAAACAATATGAAATGGCTTTTAGAGGATATATCATGGGGCAACTCGATGATGAGAAAAAAGACATTTTGAAACGTGCAAATGTTCAAAACACTACAGCCGCTACTGGTGGATATACCATTCCTACTGGTTTTAGTGGAGTTATTGAAAAGGCAATGCTTTATTTCTTACCTTTCAATGAGTCTTTAGTGACTATTTGGAAAACCGAAAGTGGAAACCCTGTTGCTTATCCATCAGTAAATGACACCACTAATTTAGCCTACCAACTTGCGGAAGGTGGTAACGCAACTACATCAGCCGAGGCAGTAACTTTTGGAAGTACTACTTTCAACGCTTATAAATTCACAACTGGAATGCTTCAAGTTTCATTTGAACTTTTGCAAGATTCTTTCTTTAATTTAGAGCAAGTTATTGGCGATATTTTCGGAGAGCGTATGGCTCGCGGTTTATCCTTAGCTTTTACTACTGGTACTGGTTCAGGACAACCTCAAGGAGTTGTAACTGGTTCAGCCGCTGGAGCAACAGCAGCAACCGCAACAGCAATAACAAGAGCCGACATTTTGAATTTACTTCATAGTGTTGACCCAGAATACCGCAAAAACGGTACATGGATGTTTAACGATAGTACCTTAAAAGCTATCCGTTCATTAGCTTTCGGTACAGGTGATGACCGCCCATTATACCAAGTAAGTCCAATTGCAGGTCAACCTGATTTAATTGAAGGTTATCCTTATGTTGTAAATAATAACATGGATGCCATCGGTGCTTCAAAAAAATCTATTCTTTTTGGAGACTTCAAACGATTCACCCTTCGTTTTGCAGGCGCTGACAGAATGAAAGTGTCGTATGAGCGTTTTGCAGATACTGACGAAGTTGGTATGGCAATGTTCAAAAGAGTGGATTCTAAATTGATGACTTCCGCTGCCATCAAGAGATTAACCCACCCATCAAGCTAACATAAAAGTTTAATTGATATGAAGATAAAGCTATTAAAAGGGGTTGCAGGAATTGATTTTACTTATTCCGCTGGGAGTGTTCAGGATTTACCTGCAACCCTCGCTTTATCATTAATAAATGGGAATTTAGCAGTTGAAATAAAAGAAGAAGAAAAACCAATACAACCTATCCATGAGCCTAAACCAAAAATATCAGCTAAAAAAAGAGGCAGAAAGTGAGCCGTTAACATTGGCAGAGGTTCAAACGCACCTTAAAGTTGATTGTTTTGACACCGCTGAAAATGAGTACATTAATTCGTTAATTGTAACAGCTCGTAAAATGGCAGAAAGTCACATAAATCAATTGATAGGACTTCAAGAGTGGGCATTATATCAAGATGATTTGAGTTATTATACTCCAATTAGTAAGCTTCCAGTAACCGAGATTACTAGCGTAAAATACAAAGATTCTACAGGCTCAATGGTTGCAACGACTGACTACCAAAGTGATTTAATAGGATTACCTGCTGCAATTGAATTTGAAACTTTGCCAACTTTATATGACAAAGGTTTTAATAAAGTGGAGATTTTGTTTAAAGCAGGGATGACAGATATTCCAAGCCCAATTAAATCGGCAATGCTTTTAATTATTGGGTCGCTTTACGAAAATAGACAAGACGAAATTACAGGTACTATTATCTCAGAAATCCCGACAGGTTCAAAATATCTTTTATCCCCATACGTTCACCATGAATTTAGGTAAATTAAATCGGCAAATTGATATTGAAAAATATTCAGAAACTCGAACAGATTCGGGTTCAGTAGTAAAATCATGGGAAAAAATTGGTACTATTTGGGCAGCGGTTAAGTATGTAAGTGGGGGCGAAAATACGGAGGCACAACAGCTTCAGGGGTTGCAAAGTGTTGAGTTTACTATAAGATTTTGTAACTTAATAAGTGCCAACGAGATGCAACGAATTAAATATAAAGATGAGATTTTCAATATTGAATTTGTAAACGAAACTGTTTTAGGCAAAATTTTAGTCATAAAAGCTACAAAAAAAACTATAAATCAGCAACAATAATGGCAGTTACTATTAACATAAGTGGTTCAAAAGAGTTAAAGGATGCTTTGGCAAAACTTGACTTGTCAAAACATGACAAGACTATTAATATGTTATTGAGAAAATCAGCTTTACCAGTTATAAGAGGGGCAAAAAATAAAGCAAGTCAGGAAATAAAGAGTAATAGGACTTTCGTTTTCACAAGAAAAGGGACAAAATATACTATATTGCCTGGCACTATAAAAAATTCAATTGGTATTATTTCTACGAAAAAAGCCGCATTTATAATTAATGTAGGTTATCGTTTTAAAAGTCCTTATGATGGGTGGTTTGCACCTTATGTTGATGCCGGAACAAAAGAAAGACAATCAAAAAAAGGGGCAAAAAGAGGTAAGATAGCACCTCGCAATATAATGGAAGGAGGTCGTGAAGCACTTCCAGAAGTTAGTGTAAAACTAAAAAAAGACATTGAAAAATTGATTATAAAACTATCAAAATGAACATAGGCAAAGCATTATATTATATTTTGTCAACTAACACAGCGGTAAAAGGTTTGGTAAGTGCAAAAATATATCCTGCCGAAACTCCTCAAGCGGTTGAGATGCCTGTTATTTTGTATTCAATTTCATCATTAAATCCAACTACTTCAAAAGATGGAGCGAGCGATTTAGATATTTACACGATTGATATTTCAGCATTTTCAAATAAGTATGATGAAGCAGTTGATATTTATCAAGCTATTAGGGACGCTTTGGATAGATACAGAGGAACCGCTTCAACTATCGAAATAGACCAAATAAATTTTAAAGGGCTAACAATTGACAGAATTGAAAGCGCTCAAGTTTACCAAAGCTCATCAACGTACGAAATAAGAGTAAAAGTATGATTTACAAAGCATTAAAAGCATTCGGAAAAGTAAAAAAAGGCGACTTAATTTACTGCATTCCATTAACTCAAGAGGAAAATATCAGCTCAAAAGGCTGTTTAATTATAGATAAAGAAAAAGCAAGAGAATTATTAATCAAAAAACAAATTAAATATTAAAAATTATGGCATCAACAGGTTATCAAAATGGAACAGATATTGGGCTTTTCATCGATGGAACGCTTGTAAGTTATGGCACTAGCCACGACTTTGAAATAACAATGGAAACTAGAGAGGCTTCCAACAAAGACAGCCAAGGCTGGGCAGAAAAACGTGAAGGTCAAAAATCATGGACAGCATCAGGAGAATTTATTTTTGCGGAAGATGCAACAATGAGTTTCAGCGACTTATTTGCACTTGTAACAGCGCGCACAAAAGTAGTGGCTAAAATTGCAACCACTACAACAGGCGACAAGATTTACAGCGGTGATGCTTATATAACTTCTTTGAGTAAATCAGCACCAAATGAGGACACCGTTACATTTAGCGTTTCTCTCGATGGTACTGGCCCATTAACCGAAGCAACATTAACTTAATAAATAAAAATTATGACCACGCAACATTTTTTATTTGACAAAGAAAGACCCATTTATTTTGGTTGGGTAGCCATCGAGAAATTTGAAAGTTTAACAGGTATAACATTTTCAAAAATGGGTGATGCACTTCAAAATATGAGTGCCTCCACTATGATTGATTTTTGTTATGCTGGACTTTACGGAGGTGCAAAAAAAGAGCGCATTGAAGTAGATTTTGAGCGAGACGATGTAGCCGAATGGCTCGACGAAGTTAAAGACTTGAGTAAAATGATAGAGGCTTTTGTCGCTTGTATGCCCATGGCTGGTAATGAAACTAAAAAAAAACCGATAACACAGAAAACAAAGATATAAGCTGGGCTGATGTGTTTAAGATGGGAGGGGCTCTCGGGTTAAGTGAGGACGAAATATGGCTTACAAGCCCGAGAGTTTTAGTTTGGATGTATCAAGGGATGACCGAAAAGATTGAGCTACAGAGCCAAACATTATGGGAGGCGATTAGGTTTAATTCATTGGTGACTGCTAATTCTCAAGGTGCTAAAATTAAAGACCCTAAAAAATTGATAAAATTTCCTTGGGAAATTGATAAAAAAACTGGGGTTAGTCTGACAAAAGATGATATAAAACGATTAAAAGAAAAGTTCAATGGCATTAAATAGTTTGGTAATAAAAGTTGGTTTAGACCCATCTGAATTTAGTTCTGGTCTAAAAAACATGGAGAGAGGGTTAACAAAATTCAGTAAAAAAGCTGAATCTTTGGGACAATCCATGAGTACTTATATAACCCTGCCATTACTAGCATTAGGTACAGCTTCTGTTATGGCATATAGTGAAAGTGCAAAGGCTGTTGCTCAAGTTGAAGCAGGTCTAAAATCAACAGGAAATGCAGCTGGTTTTACAAGTCAACAGCTCCAGCAAATGGCAGCAGATATTCAATCTACTTCTGTTTTTGATGATGATGCTATTTTAAAAGATGTAACGGCTCAACTTTTAACCTTTACAAATATTGCAGGCACGGAGTTCAAAACTGCTCAACAAGCTATTGCAGACTTTAGCGCACGTACTGGGAAAGATTTATATGCCTCTTCAATTATGATAGGCAAGGCATTGAACGACCCAGTAAAGGGGCTCACAGCATTAGGGAAAGCTGGGGTTCAATTTTCAGAGGAACAAAAAACGCTTATAAATTCGCTTGTGAAAACAGGTGATGTTGCAGGTGCGCAAAAAATAATTTTAGCAGAACTTGAAAAACAATATGGAGGTTCCGCAAAGGCAGCAGCGGAGGCAGGACTTGGCCCCATTGAGCAACTTAAAAATACTCTTGGTGATTTATCTGAGGAGTTCGGTAAAATTATATTAGATGGAATAAGCCCTTTTGTTGATTCTTTAAAAGGACTTGTAAGCTGGTTTCAAGGATTGGATGAATCAACAAAAAAAACAATAGTTCAAGTAGCTGGAATTGCAGCGGCTATTGGTCCATTAATTTTTATAATTGGGAAATTGGGTTTTGCTTTAAAAGCACTAATGGCTTCTAATCCATTTACATTAATTGCAACGGTAATTGCAACGGTATTAATTACAGCTATCACATATTTTTCAAATAAATTAGGGGGGTTGAGTAATCTTTTTGAATTACTTAAAGCAGTGGCTGTTGCAACTTGGAAAACTATTGTTGCATGGATTTCGGCAGTAGGCAAAACAATAGGTTATATAGTAACTCGTTGGGCTGATTTACTTCTTGCACCTTGGAAAGCATTGGCACTCGCTATAAAAGGAGATTTAACAGGAGCAAAGGAGGTTATATCTAATGCGTTAAGAAACCCAATTACTGATGTTTCGGATATAATGGCAGCCGCAGCTGATGAGACAAAAACACTATGGGAAGAGGTTTCATCATTAAAAAAAGGCTTTGAAAATCAAGCCAAAGCGGCCGATAAAGCAGCAGCCTCTGTTGAAAATTATAAAAAAGCGGCAAATAGTCCAGGCGGAGGAGGAGGAGGAGGCGCAGGAGTATCAGTTAAAAGAGAAAAATCGGTTGATTTACAGGTGATGCCAGTTATTGGCGCTCAATTTGAGCAAGAAATAAACGTACTGGAGGGCACTGTTTTAGAAAAAATACCTATAAATATGAATGTAGGAATTTCAAAAAAATCAATGACAGATACTTATGCAATGGTTCAACAATTTGCATCTGATGTATCAATGCTTTTAAAAGATTCATTTGCACAAGGTTTTGAAATGATTGGCGAAACAATCGGCAACATGATGACAGGTGGAACGCTTAAAGATGGAATTATGTCAATGGTTGGAATGCTAACTGGATTTATGAAGCAATTGGGTAAAATGTTAATAGGGGTCGGGGTTGCTCAGTTAGCTTTAGAATTGGCCTTGGAGTCGATGAACCCATATTTAGCAATTGCAGGGGGGGTAGCATTGATAGCAATAGCTACAGCCGCTAATAATTTTATAAAAGGGGGGATTGACGGAAAAGCAACGGGAGGTATCTCGAATGGCGGGCTTACTATGGTTGGGGAGCGTGGCCCCGAACTTATGAACCTGCCGCGAGGTACTGCCGTCACTAATGCAACTCGCACTCGTAACATGATGAATGGGTCTGGAGGTGGTACACTTTCTACAAAAATAAGCGGTTATGATTTAGAGATATTACTTAACAGGTCTCAAGTACAAAATCAAAGAAGATAAAAAATGATTGAAAAATATATCAGCACAGCTTATGCAAATAATGGAACTCGATGGGTTGTATCAATTTATGACACGGTTGCAACTTCAGGAAGTTCATCGGAGCTATTAATCAACAACTTTACATTTTCCTACAATGCTGATAATTCTAACACACTTACAAATGCAATAGTTAAAAGTCAATTTTCTGTTACTTTTGATAGCGTTAATGGAGAACTAAATTCTTTTGTTAATGATTTAATTGATAATCAAGAGGGCAGATATTTAATGAGAATTGATAAGGAGGGTAATTTTGAATGGGCAGGAATTATTTTGCAGGATTTTGGGGGGATGATGGATTTGGACACAGAAGATATTCAGATAACGGCAGTTGATGGGCTTTCTTATTTAAAATCGGTTGACATAGTTAATACTTCAACTCCTTATACCTTTCAATCCTATTTGATGCTGGCTTTGAATGCCATTCCTACTTCTCAATTTTGGGCTATAAACCAACCTTTTTTAATCAATAAAATAAATTGGATTGATACACGAATAGCAACAGGAAGTGACACATTTATAAAAGCTGGTGTTGGCTCAGAACTTTTCAAAACGATAGAAAAAAAAGAAGGGTATAATGGTGCAGAGGTTGTTAGTATTGAATTGATGAATTATTACGAGGTTATTGAAACAATTTTAATACCTTTCAATGCTCGAATCATGTTAGTAGGTGGGGCTTGGACTATTTTGCAAACTGAATTACTGGCAGATGGTACCGTGCAAGGGTTTATGTATGACAAATATGCAACGGCTTTAAATTCAACAAATTTAACTATTAAAAAAACGATAGACCAAATTCAATATTATAGAGGGGGCGGAAGCCTCACTTTTATCCCTGCCGCTAACACTATAACTTGTAATTATTTGTCAAAAGATAGTGGCAGTTTACTTCCTCCAGTTATAGCGCTTGGGACTAACTATGTTACGAGAAGCGTTTACACTGGCACAGGTAATTTTTTACATATTTTAGGTTATATTGACATCGAATTTAATGACGGCACAACTGTTTTTAATACGGATACAAATTTATATTTCAATATCACTCTTAAATTAGGCAGTTATTATTATTCAAATAATGGCTGGACTTTGACACCATCATATTATCGGGTAAATACGTGCCATGCGGTAGCAGGGGTTGGGGGGCAAACATTGACAAGTACCTTAATTTTGAACACATTCACTACTGACATTCCTACTGGCGGAGTACCTGAATTTAAAATTGAACTCGATACAACTGGTGGAATAGCTTCATTGCCTAGTTTTTGGTATTCAGTTGATTCTTACAAAGCAATCGATGTAAAACTTTTGTTTATTGTTAATAACGAAAAATCAGCAGATTTAGTTAAATGGGTAGCTATAAATCAAAAAAGATACTACTCAAATTTAGAGGTTAAAGATTCTTTAATTGGAAGCTCTGGAATGAATGCCGCGAGCGGAATGATTAGAACATTAAGCGGTGCGGCTTGGGATTACTCAGGACTTTGGGGTACTTTATCAGGTACAAAAAACAAATATTTCAACGAATTAAAAGTTGAAACATTGATGGCATTTCACAAGAGAACACTACTCCAATTTAACGGAGTTATAGGTTTGGGGTATGGTTATGAATTAAACGCTTTAAATTCAATTGCATTTACTTACAATGGAGTGGCTCGGGTTTTTATACCTAATAACATAAGCTATAATGATGGGTCATATTCAGGAGATTGGATTGAATTAATTACTAATCGGGATAACATTACTCGAAACAAGGAATTTAAGTACACATTAAAAACTTTGACACCTGACAATGCAAGGGATATTCAAAAATACATCAACACAATTACAGGAACTATTGACACTTTAGGCGGAGAAATATTAACAGCTGGAGGAATGGTAACGACAGGAGGTGGTGCCATTCTTACAAATGGAGGAGATATTGATGCAAGTTTTGAAGACACGGCAGGGAGTGCGAAATTCAACAATCTTAACACTTTAGGTATTGTTAATATGTTAAATTTACCGACATCAGCGGAGGGGTTAAATACAGGAGATATTTATGTGCAGGATTCAATTTTAAAAATAGTATAAAATGACAATAAATTTAATACCACTTTATAGAGGAGAAAGCGATTACAGGACTTTCACGTATAAAATAAATGGGGTTGCCGTTAATCTTTCGACATTGCTCGACATTCGGATTTTGTTTACAGATGAAAAAGGAGTCGAGCTTGCAAAATATTCTTTAGTCCCTGCGACTGGTTGGAACTCTGACGATTTTGTAATAGTTTCACAAGTTGGTGGAACTTTTGGTGTTAAAATTCAATCAACAGAAACAGCTACATGGACTTTAGGAATTGCCAAAATTGAAATTGATATAAAAAAATTGGAAACAGGATTTGACCCGAATTTCAAGCGAATTTATGCGGAAAGAATTTTTGAAGTTTTACCATCTAAAATTGCAGCATTATGATAGTTGAAAGTTTGAGCAATGGAGTTGTTACCATCGTAGCAAGTGGTGACACTCACGTAATTGAAATCAATGATAACGAGGTAAATGTAATTGGTTCAGACCAAATTCAAAGCGATTGGGAACAAACGGATAATTTAGAAGTTGATTTTATTAAAAATAAACCTACTATTCCAGTTATTGACCCAAATACGGTAATTGATGCCGATTATGATGATGACAAATTACGATTAGCAACCACAAGCGGCACAAATACAGGAGACCAAGATTTAAGCGGGTATGTTGAAACAACAGATTCAAGGCTTTCAGATGCAAGAATACCAACGGCTCATAAATCAACTCATGCAACTGGTGGCAGTGATGCTTTAAGTGCTGGCGATATTGGAGCCGAACCATCGGGCGCAGTTTCAGCACACAATACCGACTTAGCCGCACACTCAAGCGGTTTGAATTTCGTTAAAACTGGACAGATTAGACCTTTAGCCGATTCAACGAATGCAATTGGAATAACCAAAGCAGATGGTACGGGGCAGTTTGTTTATGTTGATAGTACTAATGGTAGAATTGGGATTGGAGGAATTCCATCACAAGTACTTGATGTCTTCAATTCAATTAGAACAAATTCTAATCTTTATTTTGGCGGTTCTGGAAGAATTGAAAATTCAAGACTGGTATTTAATTCTAATGGATTAGGAGAACTAAAAAATGAAAGCACTCTAACTAATTCTGCATTAGGTCTATTTTCAAAGAATATTGAATTTCTAAGAGGACTAAATGACCAATCAATATCAACACCAATTTCAAAATACTTCTACCAAGCCACCTCACCAACAGCCGACACCGTGAATGATACTAGGTTTAGAAATAATTCAGGTGTATATGAATTTGAAATATGCACCATTGCCAATGCAACTAAAGGATTAGGTACATGGGTATCAGGTAAAATACAGG